AACTCTTCGGTCTTACCGCTGATTGCATTGAACGCATTGCGTTCCACACGTGACTCATCCTTGCCACTGAAGTGCTGGTTCCATGTGTTGAATGCTTGCAACACACCGAGTTGAGTTCCTGTCCATGGCTCTACTCGTGGGTCGTGCTTGTAGAGGTGACGGATCAACTCTTGTTTGTTCTGAGCACGACTCACTGCTTGAGGACGGGCATCTGTTTCAAGGTTCACTGGAACCAAGCGCTCCACGATGGCGTCCCACTCAGCCTGAGTTACAGGCAACGATGACAAGCGCTCAATCTCTGCGCTTGCTTCATCTGCCATGGCATGGATGATGCCAAGAGCGTCACGGATGTCTTGAATACGTCCATTGCTGAACTTGCTGTGACGGATCTTGAACTCCGATCCTTGCTCACCGAGCGCTCCAGCGAGCGTATTGTCACAGACCACCGCAGTGACTACTCGTTTGAAGGTGGTAGCAATGGTGCCGTTGTGGCTCGTGGTGCCGAGCAAGTGTGGACGGAAGTCAAAGCCAGCCTTGGTCTGAACTGTCTCAGGCATCTCAATGCTGACCCATGCAACACCGCCATTGCGAAGCAAGCCCGCAGAACCGATCTGCAAGTTGCTGTCATCAATGATGTTGCTGATGGTTCCAATCAACCACTGGTCGTACTGGTGGATCTGATAGGAGTCCTTGAAAAGACCGAGAGTCTCGTAGGTGTCGTTGCGGACAATTGCCTTGCGGTCATTCTGTGCAATGTAACGATTGACTCCAGCGTTGTCAGGAACCTGAACGAACACTGGTGCTTCAACAGCCTGCCAGTTGAACAAGCGCCTGCGCACATCTTCCACAGGAATTGCCTGCTCGTAGTGGTTTGGCTCGGTGCCCTGATCGGTTGCCTTGTAGTGCCATGCGTTTCCACGCTTTGAAGTAAAGCCCACCAGAACATTCTGGTTGAGCCACTGGCTGGTTTCTTTTGACATGTTATTTCTCCTTGTTGGTTTGTTGTAACACTGATATAAAATTATCAGCGTGGTTTGGTAATTGCAACTTCTATTTAATTATTTGTGGGAAGGTCAATGACCTGCCCGTTTTGGATGGTTGACCCGTAGGTCTCTACTAAGTCATTGACGGCGGACTCTATGTTTCCCGAGCAGTTGCTCTGAGCGATCTCCCACAGGGTCTCTCCGTATGACACGGTGTGCTGTTTCGTGTTGCAGACATATGAGTCCATGCGATGGACGTAGTCGTTGAACAGAAACAACAAGAAGAACGACAGAAGCACTGCGAGGTATGCAAAGAAACCCCAAGTGATTCTGCGGTTGATTTTTGTGTAGTCTTTCATTCTGTCTCCTCCAATGGTATTTCCTTTCCCTTGTAGTTAAAGTTTGCAATCTCTATCCACTGCGATGTGTCAGTTTCTAACTTGTGACTCATGTACGGGTAGGCAACGACATGCACTACATCGGGGTCACCATTTGAATAGAAATTGATGTCCCAATTTTTGTTGTATCCATACCACTCGTCCCATCCATCGTGGAATACATCCCTGTCAACTAGCGCTGTGATGTACCCAGTTGCCCATGACTTGATCTGATCAAATTCAGTTATGTCCATCATTGGGGTGACTTCGCTCTTCATTGCTCTACCTCCGTGATCTCTACGATTTCTATGAATGACCCCAGTGTCAACAGCGCCTCAACAAGGCGTATTGCATCGGAAGCGTTTGTTGGTTCGTCCAAGTCGGAGCGCTTGCGCACTGTGACCTGAAGTGTGAATGTTGAGTCATCCTCGCCAGTTCGCCACGCTGGCTCGGTTGTGACCCACTTGTCGTACTCGGACATCTTCATGACAGCGCTCCATAGAGTGCATCAAAGTCTCCGTTGATCCATTCCTTGAGCCTGTTTGGTTCAGGTGTGAGCACCGAAATACCCATGCTGAGTACATTGCTCGTTGGATCCAACACGATTGCTACAGGTACTGGTGGCTCCAGTTCACCTGTCAACAATGATTCAGCCCATTCGTTGAATGTTTGTTTACGTTCAGCGATTGGGTCACCCCAACCTCCCGTAGTCCAGCCATCCATGACTTGTGCCCATCCTTCAATGGTGGTGTTGTAATACCCACGCCATCCACCAGTGTGCACATACTCACGATTAATCGTGATGTTGGTGCGGTACATGTCATCTCCGTACTCGTCCATGCGGATGTGATCTCCGATGTGGTACTTGAGTACCGCACCATCGTCCACGATGTGCACAGTTGAAGCATGAGTCTGATCTGATTCATAACACCCCATGCATAGGTACTCTTCTTTGACCGTGCTCCATCCAAAGTCACCTTCGGTGTCCACGATCTCTTCACACTCACAGCATTTGTTAACTGTTTCTTCGCTCACTGTGTTACCTCCATCTTTCCTTTAGTTTGAATTCTTAATTGATTCCACTGTTCAACTTTGTCCCACTCCCAAAACAGCCCTGCCTTTAAAGACAGGACTGGCTTTGGGAATGACTCGTAACGTGTTCTCCACTGATGCACCTGCTGTGATGACTTGTAGCCAAGACGGTCAGCGATCTCGTTAGCACCAACGATGTTGTCTGAGTCAACCATCATTAGAAACCCCAATCCTCTTCGCTGATGTCAATGAATGACTCAAGGTGGTGTGCATCCACCACTGCCCACGCTGGAGCAACTGGTTGACCTCGCCACAGGATCCCATCAGGAAGCGAGACATTGGTGTCGTGCTCACCTTCGGTGACCAACTGAATTGCGACCACGCATGGATCAACCATGTTCAGTGGTACTGGTGGATAGTGATTGCTTTGCAGGTGCCATGCGAGCGCCTGACGCAGTTCAATCATTCCTTCTTCTACGGCTTCCGCCATACCTAATGCATTACTTGTTCCCATTGTGTGCCCTCCTAAAGGCTCTTTGTTTGAATGTTGTTTGCTCTTCTGTATTCATCGCACGCATGTGCGAAGAACGCTTTAATGTCAGCCACTGAGGCATCTGTCTTTAACTTCTGCATGTCGGGATACATTTCTGTGTCCCAACAGAAGTTATGTACTTGCTCGGCTTCCATGTCGGTGATACCGAGCAACATGACCATCATGTCTCGGAGTCTCATACTGCATCCCCGAGCCATATGCGATCCTCATCGTCAAACCGAACGATACGACCGTCCAGTGTCTGTACTTCCTCCACTACATAGTCAAGGGTTACCAACCCTTTCTGTAGTTGATCAATTAGTGCCGTGACTACATCGTCATAATTCAGATCGCCTGCGATCAATGTCGCAGGATCGTGAGCACTAACTCCTTGCATGTACACGCCTGTTTGAAGCGTGATCTCTACATTCCATTTATCCATGATGACCTCCTCAGATCATTGTTGTTTACAGGTGTTGCACAGTTGCTTCACCCCGTGAGCACTTCCCAAGGCGGATCAAGGGAAGTGCTCACGGGATGACACCAGCCGAGGCTGATGGCACCCTTCGTGTGAGCCTCTCAGGACTCAATTAACGATTCTGTTTCAATCCAATCTAAGTCAATGTTGTACAGATACACAACATGACCCTCGGGAGCGTAGAACTTCACATAAGCGCCCGAGAAGTCATCTTCAAACTGCTCATTCACATTGCCCCAGTACTTCATCTTGGACAGTTGCTCCTGCCCGTAGTACTCATTGGTATTGACGGAGGGGATCAAGAGACCCGCCTCCACCAAGTCCCTGCGGATTACTGGATAGCCACTCATTGCGCACCTCCACAACGGCAGTTGCCATTGCATGGTGCGTATTGAGTCTGCTGGCTGTCCCAACCGTTCTCAGCGCACTTGACACACCTCCACACATTGAAAGGTAGGTCAGGCGCTGGACGGAAGTCGTGATGACACAATGCCACCGCTGTGGGAACTGTCCCCTCGCTCTTAAAGTATTCCATGACACTGTGCATCAGAACACTTCCACTTCAAGGATCTTGTTGAGCGGGATGTCAATCTCACGCTCGTTCTCGTAGGTGTCGTATGGGCTGTCTGTAGTCCACATTGACAACTCGGTGTCGCTGATTCGTGAAACGATTCCTGTGTACTCAAATGTCTCCCTCGGAGATATCTGCACGAGCAGTTCTACTTCATCGTCTACTTGCACATTGATGGTATTCATTGGTTGCCTCCTTCAAGGTCTAACACTGTTTGGTAAAAATCTTCATTGCTCATTACTTGCACTTCGTACTTGGTGTTGAAGTCATCTGCCCATGTCTTCTCAGTTATGAAATAACCGATGCGATTCACGAGATGGCGTCCAGCGAGTATGTATGTGCCGTCCTGCCCATCCACATATGTCCATGTGGTGTAAAGCGGTTGCTTGTACACATACTCAACTTCGGCACCGTATGTTTCAAACATGATGCCATTGCCGTCTTCATCAGCCCACGACGCATTTGCATCTAGGTGATTGACGATGGGCTTGTACTGCTCTTCCCATTCTTCAACTGACATCTTGATTACTGGCTGTAACATCTAACCTCCTCAGGTCTAATGGATTAACTAATGTATCGGGTACTGCGTACCCTCACAACCCACAAACAGAATTTATGGGCTGTGAGAGCACCACGAGCCGTAGCCCGTGATGCCCCGATCAAGCGACATCCTCCCACCATGCCTGTGGCATGTAGAAGTACATGCCATCGTGCCAGCCGAATGAGTTTTCGTCAGTAGCGACTTGCTCATTCAGCCATTCCGTGGCTACCTGCTCTTGGTACCACGAGTCCTCAATGTCGGTGGGTTGGCGCCCATCCCATCCGAGTTCTCGTGCAATCCTGCACGCTTCCATGGCGCTGTACACGCCATGGTGGTTGTCAATCAACAACCCAGTGCAGATCATGACTTTGCTCATTGGGCATCCTCCTTGAATACTGGCTCGTCCATGTCAGCGAGCACGAGTGGAATGCTGTAGTCAATGTCGTACGACAAGACCACGAAGTCTTCGCCGTTGTTGCCAACGAGCGACTTGAGTTCCTCTTCTCCGCCTTCGCAGTAAAAGAAGACCTCATCGTCACGATTGCCCAGCGAGTCAAACTCCCCGCCCCACTCGTTCTCATTCCATGTGCCAAACGAGATGTACACCTCGCTTTCGTCTTGCGTGTCTTTCCATTGGATGATTGCCCACGCACCTATTGGTGTTCCGATTGCCATTAGAAGTCTCCGTTTCCTGTGATTGCGAAATTGATGTTCATCCATACTTGCTCGTTGACTCCTTCGTATCCGCCTTCGGCGTCAAACTCTCCGACTGCGTAGAGCCATGCATCGTCCGATACTGGAGTACCGTCTTCGTTGGTGAACAAGTTTTGTTCCCACCAAGAAATGCAGATCTCTTCTTCAGGATTCATTTCACTTAGTAATTCAATTGCTCTACTTACTTTCATGGTGCCCTCCTTAGGCGTTTACTTGATTGTCACGCTTGCGCAGGAATACTGCTCGGTTGATGTCTGCAAGCATCTCAATGAGATCGCCGTACTGGCTCTCATTGATGATGTTGACTTCAACTCCCATCACAATCGTGTAAACACGACCGTTATAGGAGTGTGTGACTCCGTCAGCATTTAAAGTAACAGTCTGCTCAACGAACAGATTGTCACGCTCCCTGACATGTGTGAATGTGTTTTCTTGCATGGTTGACCTCCTCGGGTCTGTTACTTGAACATCAAGTGATGTCCTGACGGTACACCAGCGGTGTGCCAATGTACCGTCAGAACACCACGGGCTTGCGCCCGTGATGAACTGTGATGTGCTCCCGTGAGGACAAGAGCGCACCGACTGTCGCTCGTAACGCTGACCATGAAGCGTTACAGCGCCCACGATCAACCTCCGTTACCAACGATCCCATCAATGAGGGCTTGCGTAATGCTTCCGCCCTCTGCACCCATGTCTTCGCCGTAGCCCGTCAAGACAGCCGATACCGTCTCGTGCTTGGCGTTGAGTAGCGCCCACATGCGATCGTCCAGTGTTGGGATCTCGCTTGTTTCGTCTACAGCCAACAGCCACCACGCAACGACTGCGTTGTCTTGACCGATACGGTGCGCACGGTCTTCTGATTGCACTGCCTCAGCAGGTGTGTAAGGAATCTCAGCGAACACTACATGCGATGATGCAGTCAATGTAAGACCAACACCAGCACTTGTGAATTGTCCGATGAATACCTTCGCATCACCAGTTTGGAATGCGTCAACGGCTTCCTGCTTGCTCTCATCACTCATACCGCCTACCACCTTGACTACGCCGTGCTTGTTAAGAGCACTGCTGAGTCCTGCGATGACATCCTTGTGATGTGCGAACACGATGACCTTCTCGCCTTGAGCGACAAGTTCTTCAACATGCTCTACGACATACGGGATCTTGGCGATACCGAGCAACTTGCGCAGTGCATTGAGGCGTGTGATCGTCTCGGCTTTAGATGCCTTCTGCCATGCCTCGGCACCACCATTGGCGATGACGAAGTCACGGAAGTCATCTTCAGCGTGACGGTACACAGCGAGATCGTTCTTGCTGATCTCGGTTGCCACTTGCGCACGGCGCTTGGCAGGAAGTTCCTTCAACACGTCTGACTTGTCACGGCGCACATAGCAAATGCCACGCAACTTCTCGTTCAACTCAGTTGTGTTGGTTGCTCCGTTGTATGTGTAACCCCATCCGTTGTGGATCGGATCACAATAACGAAACAGGAATGCTGACTTACCGCCGAAGCCTCGGTCAAGCCTGTCAATGATTGACAACGGCGAAACCAATTCGTTCGGACGATTCACGATGATGGTGCCACTGAGCAATACGACATAACCCTCGTCAGGAATTGACTTGGCGATGTACTTGATGCCCTTGGTACGACCAGCGCTCGCATTCTTCGCACGGTGTGCCTCATCAACGATGAGAGCGCCAAACTTGCCAGCCAACTTCACTGACCACAGGTCAACACTGCTGTCACCTATGATCACGACATCAGCCTTGGGAATGGCACCGACCTTACTGCCCTTGATCACGGCTACAGAGAGCCATGGTGCGAACAGTGCGAATGAGCGAACCCAGTTGGTGCGCAGTGACGGTGGCACGATCACGAGAACCTTGCGCTTCTCTTTGTGTGCGTGCACAGCAACTGCGATGCCTTGTGGAGTCTTACCAAGCCCCATCTCGTCACCGATGATGACACGGCGTTGCTTGATCGCATACGCCACACCAGCACGCTGGAACGGGAAGAGAGGCTGGGCGAGTTCTACAGCGACTTCACCATCGTGAGCGCTACTTAATGCTTGGAGTGCTGGGTCAGCATTGATTGCTGGCGCAACACGCTCAAGCCCTGATAGCAATGCACTCAGTCCTTCTAGTTGTGTATTCATGGTCTGTTTACCTCCTCAGGTAATTGTTAATGGACTTGCGTCCTCACAACACACCAGTTGCCCGATGTGTTGTGAGGGCGCCACACCTTGCGGTGTGACATCCTCGGGCTAGAAGCCCATCCTGCTTGCGCAGTCATTGCCGATACCTCGCTTGCGTGTGTGCTCATCAGTGAGATGACGCCCGCACACACCACACCGTCCGATCTCTTGACCGTACAGTGCCTGTGCCTGCATGCGTTCAGCGTCAGTGAGCGCTACGAGACGCTTGACAGCGTTTACCGCACGTTCACCAGTGAGTCGCTCATCACGATGACCACCCACGATCATGTACACCGAACGCTGTCCCTTGTAACTCGGGTTATGGAAACCCTTGTTTGTCTTGACGGCGTAGAACACAAGATCGTTGGTGCCTGTTGACTTCAGCGCATAGAACCCATCGGCAAGTGTGCCGAAGAGTTCGTTGGTCACCTGCTGTGGCTTTGCCACAACTTCGGACGAGCACTGACCAACAGCGTGGTATGTCTGCCACTTACCACCGATGAGCAATGCGTGACCAGCACCAACAGGTACAGGATGCCCGCACAATGCGCACGGGTTCGCATACTTGTTGACAATGGTGCGCTCTGCCTTCGGCAAGTGATCAGTGCCCACTCGCTTGATCTCAATCTTCTTGATTGCATCAATGGCGAGCGATGCTGACTTACTAGACAACTCATTCACCTTCTGATCAATGATGTACTGATCAACACCAGCCTCATCAAGACCGAGTGTTGAAGCACGCTCTAAGAGCATCGTGCGAATGAATGCCTGTTGCTTTGGTGTTATTGCACCCATGGTAAGAACCTCCTCAGATTCTGTTTTGAATTACTAAATGGACTTGCGTCCTCGGAATGCACCGATGGGGGATCAGTGCACTCCGAGCACGCCATGGCTTGCGCCATGACTGCCCACTGCTCATTACTCACGCATTGGCGAGTTGCGAAGTGACCTCTGCGATCGCCTTCCACAACACTGTGTCCATCTCAACGGTGTCACTAATGAACAACGTGATCGTGGACTCCAACTTTGCGTAACCGAATGACTCTTTGTCCTGCTCCCACTGGGGACGGCTGAACGCCAAGTCCTCGTACTGAATCACGAGATCAATTGTGTTGAGTCGTGAGTCATCGGATCGCTCAATGCGCAACCCAGTTACTCTGTGAATACTTGCATCCATGGTGTGACCTCCTCGGGTCTATTAGTTGAACGGGCAATTGTATGCCCTCACAATGCACCGACACAACGCCGATGCACTGTGAGAGCACCACGGGCGAACCCGTGATGCGTCCCTTGGGGAATGATCAGCAAACTTCATCTAGAAGTTCGCAAAGGTTGTAAAGCCACTCAGCAGTTGCATCTGTGGTGGTGCTTGAACCAGCAATCCCTTCAAGAAGTTCCTTCACATCCTTGATCTGAGTCGCTAACTCATTTGACATGATGAATCTCTTTGTTTTCATGGTGCCTCCTCAGGCATTTGTAGTGAGCGGTTGCTCACAGTCCCATGTTGCGATTGAACGCCACACCCAAGGTGCACGGGGGAGCGATCACTCACGCTGATCGTACGAAACCGATCTGCGGGTTGATCTTCTCATTGATTGTTTTCAGTGTCTGAAGACTGAGTTGGCTGAGTTCATCACTCAGTTCGTCCCATTCTTTGTCGGTAACTGTTGGGCTACTGATCTTGCGAACAATTGCCTTCACTTGATCCGACTTCTTAGTTTCTTCATCTTTGCTGGCTTGCCAGTCAGCCTTCAGTTGACGGTCTTCGCTGGCGATCCACTGTTGAAGTGTCTCACCAGTACCGAAGTCGTACTGATACTGAATGTCTCGTGGCTTGATCCAGTGGAATCTGTCCAAGGTGTACGAAGGCACACGCTCTTCTCGGTATTTGTCGGCACGAATGCCGTGCTTGTACACCGAGCCGAGCACATTGAAGTACACCGAAGTGCGTGTACCTATCTGCCTGTAGTTGTCATACACGGGCACCTCACGCTCCACCACTTCAATGATGGTGGCGTAGTAGGTACGACTCCGTTGCTTGACAATAAACACTGCATTCGGATCCTTGGCAAGAATCTTCTTGATGTCTGATGTATTCATGGTGTGACCTCCTCAGGTCTTGTTGTCACGACACTTGTGTGTCGCTAGTCCCGTGTTGACATTGAAGTCACACGCCCAAGGCGCACGGGGCAAGATCTACTTGCCGTCTACTAGATCGGCTAGATCTTGATTGTTTTCTAGGAACGCCTTCAACTTGGCGAGCGCCTCCTGTGTCTTGTCTTGCTCACTTCGGAGTCTCAATTTTTGTTGAATCGTTTTGATGGTTTTGATGTTGCTGTCACAAAGAGCGAGAGACGCACTGATGTGTGCGCACTCGTAACGAGTTTGTTCCCAACTTTGGAGTTCACTCGCTAAAAGACCCAACACATACATCTGTTCGTAGTCTGTCAATTTGTTATTCATGGTTGACCTCCTCAGGTCGCTTGATTGGGCGGGAATGCCCATACTGAGCACCGATCACATGACCGATGCTCACTATGGGCACCTCGTGATCGCTCACGAGATGCCACACACTCACCTACTCACTAGGTCTGACAGCACAGCCTCAACTAGAGGCTTGCTTGTGTAGTCATTCCAGAATGGTGAATTACCGCTCCAGAAGTAGTACTTCGGGGGAACAGGGATTCCGTTCACCTCGGTGTACTCGCTGTGCTTGCGGACGATGACGGGCAATGACTTGCCCTTCCACCTGCGTGCCACTTTGTTGTACAGCGCCTGCTCGGATTGACCTCGCTTTGCATCGCCGTACATGTGTGGCTTGTACAGGAACTCCATCACACCAATTCGGTGACCGAGTTCTTTGCAGTACTCCGTCTTAGTGATTGCGTAAATGTATGCACCCATGGTTGACCTCCTCAGGTCTTGTTGTAGTGAGCGATTGCTCACAGTCCCCAGTGCTCATTGAAGAGCCACGGCTGAACCGCTGGGGGGAAGAACTCAATCACACTGCGTGACTGAGAACCTCAACGCTTGCCTCGTACTCCAGTTTCCAACTGTCCAACGCAGTGTTGATGCACTTGGTTGGCGTCATTGACTTGTTGAAGTACAGCGCCTTTGCCCGTGAGCAGTAGCGATCCTCCTGAATACGAGCCACCACATTCTTGACCCACTGCGTTCGTGCGTAGGTGGAATTGTTGGTGCTCAGGTGCAGGACTTGCGCCACCATGTCAGGCGTCAGCGTGTAGTCCTCCCAGTTGACCGAGAGGGCTTCATCAGTCGGATCTACTCCGATGTATCGCTGACCCCACACACCGTTGTTGAAAGCGACTTCCATGAACTTCAGGCGGGCGTACACCTCCGAGATGTTCTTCTCGGTGATTGAACTGATGCCCGTGCTCATGAGCGCCCACATAACGGAGTTGACAGGCTCCTTGGGGTATCCGTTGGCATTGGTGAACCCGTCACCGCTCCCATTGGACTCCACATAAGCCTTGTAGGCAGGGGTGTTACCCCATGATGCGTTGTATGGCATGGTTGACCTCCTCAGGTCTTGTTGTAGTGAGCGGACGCTCACAGTCCCCAGTCGGAATTGAATCCGCACGACCTAGTCGCTGGGGGTGAGTGACTGGGTCACTCATTCATTCATTCACCTGCAGGTCAACGCCAAAACGCATACCGAGTTCAGTGGCAGTGCTATCGGATCCTCCATCTAGCCACTCATGCCACAGTGCAGTGCCCTCATCGTTGAGGGCGTCTACATCCACGATTACTGAATCGGTTGCTCCGCAGACGGTGCCGTCTAACAGATTGATGATGTATTTGCTCATGATCTGACCTCCTCAGGTCACTTGTAACTGGCGGATGCCAGTAGTCCCCAGTCCCGATTGAACGGGCACGCCCTAGGCGCTGGGGGAGTGACTCACCCGTAGGTGACCTCACCGAGCAGGATGAACTGCACGATGGAGTCAGCCACGATGGCGTCACAGTAGGACTCAAACTCGTCAATGGCGTCTTCACCGAACAGGTAGCACCCTGCAAGGGCGCTCACCCGCTTGATTGACAGTTGACCATATTCAGGCACATTGTCCTGATTGAACTCACCCTTGCCGATCTTCTCAATGAAGTCAGCAATGATGGACTCACTGATGAACAGTGGCTTGCCGAAGCGGTAGAACCCGCCCCAGCCGTCAAAGCCATCGTCATCGGTCAACTTCGCCAACTCGGCTTCGTCTTCCACCAATTCGCATGCCTCAGTGTCGTAGAGAGTGACTGAAGCGAAGTGCTCATTGCCGTGCAACTCGTGGAGACCCTTTTCGGTGCCCCACTTGTAGGTGCCGTTGGCGACTGCCCAAGAAGCGATTCCGCTAGACCCGCCTTCATAGGCGGTGCTCAGGATGCTTGCTCCGAGATTGAGTAGTTGCTGTCGTGTTGCTTTCATGGTGTGCCTCCTCAGGCATATTCACGGAGCGTTCGCTCCGCTAGTCCCGCATCGGCATTGAAGCCCACGACCGAGTCGTGCGGGGAGTGACTCACGCAGTCACTGGAGTGATGATTCCGCAAGCCTTGTAGAACTTGCGAATGTCAAAGCGAGGATTCTCGTCTTGAAAATTGACGGCGAGTGCAATGGCTAGACCCCGAACTGCGTCCTGCCGTTCGGTTGGGTCTGCGTGCCACGAGTGTGCATTTGCCTTGTAAGCAATTGCAATTGTCTCTGCGATCAATTCGTAATCTTTGCGTGTCATGGTGTGTCCTCCTCAGGACTGCGAAGGCTGGATGCCATCGGAGCGTGTGTGACGCTCAATCAGCGCTGGAGTCAGGGGGAAGTGCCCCAGCGCTCATTGAGCGCCACAGCCGAGCAAGCCCGACCGTGACGCTGAGGATTTTTGAACCATGTTTTGATTCTGATGGCAGGACAGCAAAAAGCGCAGGGCGGAGCCTGCGTGCCGTGCCTGCCTGTTGTCAAAGATCGGGCGGGGCACCGCAGTGCCCCATATATTCAGTCTTACATACGGCGGGGGTACCTGTCAAGGGGTAATTCAAACAATTCTTGAGAATCTTTGGAGCCTTGCCCAGCATGGGCTGGAGCGGATCTAGGGCTGGCGGAAGGCGCCCCAAACGACAGCCATCCATCGGATGGAGGAGATACAGGAGGGAGAAGGGGTGGAATTGCAGTTTCTCAATGAATACGGGAGAATGCCCTGAGAGGGGTCTAGGAGGCTCTGTGTTGCGTGCAGGTGCCGATATGGAGCGATGGTGCAGGCGATAGCAATTGCGGGGCTTGTAGAGGGTCTTATACACCTACCCATACCCCGCAAACCCTTACCCAGCAAGGCTTATAGCCCCATTCTTAGGTGTATAAGATCGTTTCTAAGGGTACTTTGTACCTATGCCCGCCTTGACCCCTTGCATCCCTCCCTCCTCCTCTCAGAACGCTTCCTAATGCGTCTGGTGACAATTGGCAGTTGTCAAGGGTTTGGGCGATATTGACATCAACTTGTAACAATTGGTGTGACGATTGTCACATGTGACGAACGACACATGGGTGTTAGGCGCCCCTAATTGTTCCACAGCAATGTTCCACAGTATCCACAGGATATACACAGGGGTACCTGTGGATAACTCAGCAAAGCCTTATGGGGTATGAAGTACCCTGTGGATAACCCCCCATGGTTAAGGGCGAACGGGCGTTCGGGTGGGGGGTAGGATTCAGGCCCCACCCGTCACCCACTGCCCAAATAGCCCCATTCAAAAATCCGACCGACCACCTAACTCGCCCAAATAGCCCTATACTTGATTCATGCAAGACAAGGTAAACATTGACCAGTTCAGGGCTATTATTTACCGCTCCACGCCACGTCTTGTTAACAAGATTGTTGACTACGAATTGTCTATCCGTGACCCTAAAACCTCCACGCATCACTCCATTCCACGGGAAGAACTAGCGCAAAGTATGCAAAATAGTGTCAACCGCTACCGTTCAGAGCGTGACGCTGGTCCCGAGGGTATTGCGGATAAAAAAGCGGGAATCATTAAAGCCGCTTTGCGTCACAAGTAACCCTCTATACTTGATTTATGCCTCGCCCTACTGGTCCACAGTTCACTGATGTGTACCATTTCTCCAATAGTGAGGTTCCCCCACATCTAGTTGGTCAGGCTTCTGCTCAAATACGAAACTCCAAAGACGTAGCCAATGCTCCTTTACTTGCAGGGACAACTGACTCCCCCACATTCCACGCAGGCACCTATCAAGCCGCCACAGACCGTTATGACCAGATAGCCGTCATGGGCAACGGCTATTACCACAAATATAGAATTGCTAATCACCCGTCAGTCATGCATCCTGTGACTCATGGCGATCCTGAATATAGTTACATGGACAACCCAGAACGTAAAGGTCGCTACCCAAAACAGCCACAACTATGGGAAACCACACCTGTACCAGAAACAAACGATAAGCAAGTGATGCCCTACACCAATGCGGTAGAAGATGCTGGTAGTACATCGTATGTAATCCCACATGATCTAGTTGCACACAATGACACAGCGGCGGCAGTGCAGTACCGAGGATCGGCTAAAACCACTCCATTAAGACCAACACCTAAGAAATTCAGACGATTCAATAAATAAGCGGGGCGGGTGGATATGAACCACCATGTCCGACTCATAGTTGTCGGCATCTTTACTTAAGTTACACCCCGTCAGAGAGTATACTGATTGTATGGCGCTTAACCCTGAACAATTCAATGAACTGCTGAAAACTGTTGGTAAGCGAGGCAAGATGACCGTCGCTGGTGAAAGGTTCATCCGACATGATGACCTCATTGACCGTGGGTTGTCTCCGTACCCTAAGTACAGTGAAGCCGAATCAGACGCAGGTTGGGTTGCCGCCGACGGCTATGGACTAGGTCATACCCCTATGGGCGGTATCCGTGGCACGTTCACTCCTGATGGCAACCTTCTAGAAGATGTGGCTACCCACAAAGAGGGTGTCACCTCCATTCGTCAGCACCGTGCAGGTGAGCACTACTCACAGAAGCCACGGTCGTAATGTCAGCATACGAGAGCCTCAGCCACGCACAGTTGCGTATGTTTATCCCTGCACGGGAATTGATGACATACCCCGCCGCAGGTACGGAAACATCTAATTCAGGTTATCTTCCTATGGCTGAGTCTCCTAACCTACATGCTACAAAATTACGAGAATCTAAAGAGGGACACCCGTATGGGGGTAAAAAAGAGAGTCTTTACGACAATATTAAAAAAGAAGGGGTTCAAACCCCTGTACACCTGCGTTTAACAACTTATGGCTCTGGCGTACGAGTATGGGATGGTGACCATCGTATTGCCACAGCCCATGATATTGATCCAAATATGGAAGTACCCGTACGTTATTCTGTAAGTCAAAGATCAGGGGCGTAGTTATGGGAGCATACGAGAGCCTCAGCCACCAGTTTGTAGACAGTCGTGGTAAGGAGCACACCATACGTACAAACCCGTTTGGTGATGTTGAAGCACGTAGTGGAAAGACCGTTACTGGTCGTTTAGGTGTGATGTTGGGCTTCAACGAAGGAGCAGAGCGTCCACACGTGGTGTTCGGTATTGCTACAAACAAACGGTATCAAAACAGAGGTGTAGCCACAGCCATGTTTAACGCCGCCGAGTCACACTATGGTCCAATTGATATCGGTCCGACCTCATCTGATGAAGGTGAAAACTGGAAAAAGAAGATGGGTCAATAGATGCCTCGCCTAGACGGACAGCAATTCAATGACTATGTGTGGGTAGACGGTGAGCCTGTGTCCCGTCAAGAGATCCACCAAGCCGCTGGCTTTGTTAAGCGTGATCCTGAGTACCTGCTAGAAAAGCATAAGCAAAAACAGGAACGGAAAAAGTAACGTCTGCACAATTTTTTGTTGAAAGGGGCTAATATCTAGTTATGCCCACTCTAGAATCGTTCAAAGACCTGTACAAAGGTGAAACTATCTGGGTTTTAGGCTCTGGTGGCTCGTTAGACTTCTTAACACCGTCATTTTTTGATGACAAAGTGTGTATTGGGGTCAATTTTGTTGGCAAAACGTTTAATTTATTAAACTACTACACGTTTTCGCACTACCACGCTGACTCTTTAGAGATGTCAGAGTGTTCAAATTACGTTTTTACACCACGAAAACAGCACGGAAACGCTGAAGAGTGGGTCGGAGACGTCCCAGACAACGTTGTGCTGTTTGAAACGCACACGGGACAGCCTGGAGAGAGTTTTGATCCG